CTGAAAGTGAAGATCCAGATCAGTGCGTCTCCATTTTATTATGGTATGCTTCTGATGTCTTACAGACCATTAACAGCATTTAAGGTGGATACTTATTATGTTGATCCCAATAATGATTGGCTCACTAGTGTTTCTCAGCGACCTCATATTAAGATCGATCCTGAGAATGGGGATACTTTTGAGTTCACTCAGCCTTTCATTTACCCATACAATGCTATGAATCTAAGATTTATCGGAGTTTCAGAATATGGGTAATACTCGATTCGACGTGTTGACTCCACTTCGTAGTGCCAATGGTGTTACTGGTCAAGGGATTACAGTTACGGTGTATTGCTGGGTGGAGAATCTTACATTGTCTGGAGCATCTGCAGGGTATGCAGCTCAATCCGATGAGTATGGTGATGGATGTGTGTCTAAACCAGCTTCATGGGTTGCTAATATTGCTGGAAGACTTAGCGATATGCCCGTTATCGGGCCATTCGCTACTGCTACAAGGATCGGGGCCAGTGCTATTGGTGCTATCGCATCTATGTTTGGGTTTACAAACGTTCCAGTTATATCTGATACAGAACCTATGCACCCAGAACCATTCCCAAAATTGGCTTCGGCAGAAATTGGCTTTCCGGTTCAAAAGTTGACACTTGATCCTAAGAATGAACTTTCAGTAGACCCCAGGATATTTGGGTTACCTGATGGAGTAGATGAAATGACGATCTCTTCACTAGCTCAAAGGGAGGCGTATTTGACCTCGGCGACCTGGTCCACTGCAGATACCGCTGATACTATTAAGTTCAGCTGTCTCGTACATCCTGCTCTTGGTAAGTACGGATCGATGACTGGTGGAGCATACGCTCAATTAACTCCACTAGGCTTCACTGCAGTGCCTTTCAGTCAATGGCGAGGTGATATTGTCATCACTCTTCGTGTTATAGCCTCGAAGTTTCACAAAGGGAAATTAAAGATTAGTTATGATCCGAGTGGAAATTCTACTTCAGGATATAATATTCTCACAAATCCCAATACATCCAATGTCGTGCAGACTATGATCATGGATATCGGTGAGACTCGAGAGATTGAGATCACGGTTCCTTATCAACAAGCGCGCCAGTTTTTGGATACTGGTGGATGGTTTAATGACTGGTCAACCAGCGGGACTCCTTCTTTGACAACTGATAGGACTAAGGATAATGGAATCTTTACTGTGAGAGTGCAAAATATTTTGACTGCTCCCGTAGCTTCATCCAATGTGGACATTCAGGTGTGGATCAAAGGGGGCTCAAACATCGAGTTTGCAAATCCTGCGGAAATTGATAACACACATACGAATTCGTATTATGTTCCGCAGAGTGATGAATATATATCAGTGCCAGTAAATGGTAAGGTGACTTTGGGTAGTGTTAATCACGACACTAAAGGGCAATATGTCACTCACTTTGGTGAAGATGTGAAGTCCTTTAGACAAATGTTGCATCGTTATAATAAGTTGATGACTGATTATGCATCACCGTCATCCACTGCAAATACGTACCAATATATTGTGAAGACACTCCCAAGATTACCCATGACTCCTGGTTACTGTAATATTGGATATCACACGGCGAATAAGCAGGTTTCCGGTACGGCTCCATATAACTTTTGTGAATTCACTCTCTTAGCTTATTTAGCTAATGCTTTTCTGGCATACAGGGGGAGTGTTAATTATTCATTTAATGTTGATGGAAATGTAGCTGCGGGGAATATGACTGCCGCCCGATATCGAGGTTCGGGCGCTAATTTTACCACTGTATCCAATACTACAACTACTCTTAGTCAATTAGCACGGGCTGCTACGACTGTTAGTGGGTTGAAAGGTATGGCTTTGACCAATCAACTGACACAGGCAGGTTTGAATGTCACATGTCCAATGTACGTGAAGGAGCGCTTTCTCCCCACAGATCCATTCAAAGGTAACTTACCTCCAACCGGTGATGAGTGTCTGCGATTGCAAGTAGACCTACCATTTCCCAGTACAACCACAGTTGGTAATGTGTTGATTCATACATATGTGGCGACAGGACCAGATTTTAGTTTGCACTATTTCTTGAATGCGCCAACAATGTATTACTATTCGACCTATCCAGCTGCTGCTTAGGGCCATTTTGAGTTTTAGCGAGTTCTCATCAAAAATATGATATTATCTTAATCGCCACGGGGAGTGGAATCCTCCCGACCGCTATACTAGGTGAATAGTTGATACCCTACCACTTCGGGTAAATTAATGAGGTGGAATAAAAAGTAAAGCATGATCGTGTTTAGGCGTCCAAGGACCTCATTTATGAGTATCTGTCGGTAATCCATAATAAACGTCGAATGGGTGGACGGGCCACCACTTTTCCTAGCAATAGGTTTCACCTCGTTAACTTTCGTCTTATGACACTATAATGTAGTTTTGTATCTCTGACGAAAGTCGGAGGGAAATTTTTAATGCATTATAGTCCGTATGTTTTAGGAGGTTAACGACTAATTGTCTG